GTATCGCGTCCGCGGCCGGCGTGCCGCCGATCGTGGCCGGGCTGCAGGGCGGTCTCGACGCGTCGACGATGGCGAACTATGCCGCGGCGTACCGCAACTTCGCCGACTCCACGATGCATCCGCTGTGGCGTGGGGCGTGCGCGGCGCTCTCGAAGTTCGTCACGGTCCGTGACGGCGCCGAGCTCTGGTTCGACACCCGCGACATTCCCGCGCTGCGGGATGCAGAGATGGACCGGCAGAAGGGCAACGCCCAGATGTCGATCGCTGTCATGAACCTCGTCAACGCCGGCTACGACCCGGAGTCGGTCGTCTCGGCCGTTGTGAGCGGTGACATGACGCTCCTGAAGCACACCGGGCTGGTCTCGGTGCAGCTGCTCCCAGCCGGCGAAACTCCCGACACTACCGGAGGTACACCGTGAGCGATTTCACGCGCTCCTTCCCGCTCGAGGACATCCAGATCCGTGCGGGCGGCGACGGCCGCACCGTTGAGGCGTATGCGGCCGTGTTCGGTCAGGAGGTTCCGATCTCGGACGCTGACGGCCGCTACATGGAGCGTGTCGACCCGTCCGCGTTCAACAAGACCCTCGCGGACAAGGGCACCCGGTTCTCGGTGCTCTACAACCACGGCATGACGATCTACGGCACGCCGTCGGATGCCGGGACGATGCCGATCGGCACCCCTCTCGAGGTGCGTGCCGACGGTCGCGGTCTGCTGACAGTGACCCGGTACAACAAGACGCCGTTGGGTGAGGCGACGCTCGAGGCGATCAAGGACGGGTCGCTTCGGTCACAGTCGTTCGCGGGCTCGTTCGTCCGGTCCGACAAGGTGAAGCCGCGCGGCGGGTTCCGTGCGGACGCGAACGGGGTACTGCCCACGGTGACGCGTCAGGAGATCAACCTGCGCGAGTACGGCCCGACACCGTTCCCGGCCTATTCGGAGGCGGCGATCGTGGGCGTGCGTGCCGCGACACTGTCGGACACGGACTCGCTGCTGCTCGCGCTCATCCTCGAGAACCTCGCCGAGGGTGACCGGGCGCTTGACCCGATCGTGGACGCGTTGTCGAAGACGGATGCCGCGCTCGACCAGGCGCAGCAGGTCATCTCCCAGATTCTCGGGGTGCCGAACCCGGACGACGTGGACGCGGACGCGCCCGAACGGTCCGTGTTCCTCTCCCGTCTCGAAGCCATCGCCACGCGTCTCGCGACCGCGCCGGCGAGATCCGCCACACCTTCCGGTGCCGGCGCCGACGAGCCGCCCGTGGGGCACTCGGGTCGGTTGTCCATGTCCCAGCGGACGAGGCAGATCCTCGCCGCAACCCGCCTGGAAGGCAACCAGAAATGAATCGACTGAACGAGGTGCTGACGCGCATGGGCGCGATCCGCACCGAACTGCTGGAACTCGCCGACATCGAGACCCCGACCGACGAGCAGTCGGCGCGGTTCACCGAGCTCGAGGCCGAGTTCGACACTCTCGAGGCTGAGCGTGCACCGCTCGCCGCCCGCGCGGAGAAGATCGAGGCCGTTCGTTCGGCTGCGCTCGACCCCGCCAACGTGCACCCGGTCGGCCCGGAGGTGCTCGTGCGCAACCGCCGCGACCCGTTCGACTCGCTCCGCGCCGTCGCAACTCGTTCGATGGAGTTCGACGACATGCGTGGCCGCGCGTTCGACGCGGTCGAGGCGTGGGCTGAGACCAGCTCGCGGCACCAGCTGTCGCACGACGCCGCCGAGAAGGTCACCCGCCTGATCGAAGCCGACGAGAACAAGGGTGAGCAGGGTGGCATCTCCCGTCACATCCTCATCGCCGGTTCGGACGAGTACCACCGTGCATTCAAGAAGGTGCTGCGGAATAAGGGCGAGATCAACGCGCTCGAGCCTGACGACCAGGCGGCCGTGCGTGCCGCCCTGTCGCTGACGGGCGCGAACGGTGGCTACCTCATCCCGGTCACCCTCGACCCGACGATCATCCTCACGAACACTGGTTCGGCGAACCCGTACCGTCGGATCTCCCAGATCAAGACGATCACGACCAACTTCTGGGAGGGCGTGACGTCGGCGGGTGTGAACGCTGCGTGGCTCGCCGAGAACGGCGTAGTCGGCGACAACACTCCGACGTTCGGTGAGCCGGTCATCACCCCGCAGAAGGCTGCGGCGTGGGTGTTCGGTTCGTATGAGGTGCTGTCCGATTCGGACTTCGCCGAGCAGTTCCCCGCGCTCCTCACGGACGCGAAGGACCGCCTCGAGGAGAACGCGTTCGCGGTCGGCGCCGGTTCCGGTGGTGTGCCGAAGGGCATCGTCACCGCCGCCACCACGACCGTCACGACCGCCGCTGTGGCGACGTACGCCGTCGTGGACATCTACGCGCTGCAGGCCGCGATCCCGCCCCGCTTCCGTCTCGCCGGCGAGTCCCTCGCCGTCGTGATGAACGTGGGCATCATCAACAAGACGCGCCAGTTCGACACGGCGGGTGGTTCGTCGTACTGGACCAACCTGGGCCTCGGTCAGCCTGAGCGTGTCATCGGTCTCCCCATCCAGGAGTCCACCTCCATGGTCGCCACCACGACCACCGGCTCGAAGATCGCCGTCGCCGGCGACTTCAACCAGTACGCGATCGTCGACCGTGTCGGCATGAGCGTCATGTATGAGCCGATGGTGAAGGACTCCGCCACCGCGCGTCCGACCGGTCAGGCCGGATGGTTCGCGTACTGGCGTGTCGGCGCTGACGCCCTCGTCCCGAACGCGTTCCGGACCCTGGTCGTTCAGTAAGTCGACCCGGAGGGGCGGTCGCGAGGCCGCCCCTCCGCTCACCTCAAGGAGAAGTCATGCAGCAGGCCAATCAGCCGTTCCACTACACGTCCGCTGACGGGGTGGATCACTTCGTCGCGAAGGGCGACGTCGTCGGCGACAAGGACCCGGTCCTGAAGGGTCGCGAGGCCCTGTTCACGCAGGTGCCGAACCTCGACAAGAAGTAATCCGGGAGGCCGCAGATGAGCGTGCTGCAGAACGACGCTTACGCGGCGTCCTACCCGATCCCGGGCGGCGTGGTCACCGGGTCGGTGGTCACGCTCACTGTGACCGCACCGGATGGGACGACGTCCACGCCGACCGTGACCCCGGGTCCGACGTCGACCGCCTCCGTGGTGGCATCCCAGCTCGGAAGCTATCTCCTCGTGTGGAGTTCGACCGGCGCGGTGACCGACGTCTATCAGGACCAGTTCACGGTCGTCGCGCCGGCACTGTGGCTGCTGTCCCTGTCGGATCTGAAGGATCAGCTCAACCTGTTGCAGACGGACGCGGGGCCGAACGGGAAGTTGATCCGTTTCCTCGCCTCATCGAAGGATGTCATCGAGTCCATCACGGGCCCGATCATCGCGCAGACGCGGGTGGAGATGTTCGACGGCGGCAGCACCGCCATCGTCCTCCCACAGCGCTGGGTGAAGTCGATCACCTCCATCACGGAGACGGTCGGCCCGATCACGTACACGCTCACCGAGCAGCCGTTGACGTCGTCGCCAGTGGACGCGTGGGGCTACACGTGGGATCGGATCACGCACAAGATCGTGCGCCGCTCGTCCGGCATCGACGTGCCGTTCATGAGCGGACAGCAGAACATCATCGTCACCTACGTGTGCGGCATGACCGTGGTCCCGCAGGTGCTGCAGGACGCGTGCGGCGAGCTGATCCGGCACTGGTGGTCGCACGGCCAGGTGGCATACACCTCGCCGTTCATGCCGGGCGATGACGGCGAGGTGCCCGTGACGAACATCATGGGCTACGCGATCCCGAACCGCGTGATCGAGATGTGCCAGCCGTACTCGAAGCAGGCGAGCGCCTTCTGATGGGGACCTCGATCGGCGCGGCGACCGACTGGCTCGTCGCGAACTTCACCACGGCGATCGGCGCCGTCGACCCGACTGCAGTTGTCGGTGACAACCTGCCGTCGGCGAACGCACCCGGAATGGTCGTCGTCGGCCGCACGATGCCCACGGACTTTCAAGGTGTCACGGGCACGCAGCAGCCGGTCGTGCTGGGTCTCGGGAAGAACGAGGAAGACTACTCCATCCCATGCTTCGCCATCGCTGACCGGCCAGGCACCGCACAGAAGCCATCGCGGGATGCCGCGATCGTCCTGTTTGACGCGTGCGCGCACGCCGTGGCGCAGGATCGCGAACTCGGGGGTGCGCTCCTCGAGGGCCGGCACGCGTGGATCGACAACATCCGGATCTCGCAGATGCAGGGCACTGCGAAGGACGGCGGAGCGCTTTGCTCGACGCTGATCCAGTTCGACGTTCACTGCCGTAACCACTATCTCGCCTAGGAGGCGTCATGACGAAGTACAAGAACGTCTCGGGGGGCGTGGTCGACATCCCGCAGCTGGGCGTGCACGTCCTCGACGGGGATGTGATCGATACGGACGCAGACCTGTCCGCGAACGAGCTGTTCGCGTCGTCGACGGCGAAGTCCGCCGATGTGACAGCGAACCTGCCCGAAGACATGATCTGGGGCGAGCCGGACCTTTCCGCGCCCGACGTGGCGCCTGACCTGGCATCCGACGCGACCCCGACTGACCCGGCCACCACGGCCACCACGGAAGGAACGAACTGATGGCTGTCGGCTCCGGCATCTCCGCAACCCTCGGCATCGCGACCGAGACCACTGTCGGCACGCCTGTCGCGGTGACCCGCTTCGTCGAGTTCGATTCTGAGTCGCTCGCGATGAAGAAGCACACCGTGCAGGGCACCGGTATGCGTGGCGGCGGTCTGGTGCAGCGTGGTTCGCGCCGTCAGATCGTGGCTCGTGAGGTGAACGGTGACATCAATTTCGACGTCCCGACGGCCGGGTTCGGCCTGTTCCTGCAGCACATGCTCGGGTCGTTCTCGACGACCCCGACGAGCATCGGCGGCGGGCTCTTCCGGCAGATCCACAACCTCGGGTCGCTGCAGGGTAAGTCGTTCACCACGCAGGTTCTCCGGCCCGACACGGGTGGTGTGCTGACGCAGGAAGCGTTCACCTACCCGGGCTGCAAGGTCACAGCGTGGGAGCTCGATGTCAAGCAGGCGTCGCAGCTGACTGCGAAGCTGACCCTGGACGCGCTCGACGAGGCGACACCTGGGAACGCGGCGGCGAACACGACCCTGGCATCGGCGGCGGTGGCGGCCGCGACCACGATCTCGACGGTCGCGACGATCCCGGTCGGCTCGTACATCACCATCGACGTGGGCCTGGTCCGTGAGACTCTGCTGACCACGGCCGTGTCGGGCGCTGGCCCGTTCACCGTGACAGTGGCAACGCCGCTGGCCTACGCTCACGCGTCGGGCACGTCGGTGGGCTCTGCCACGGCGGTGAACTACGGTGCCGCGGTGGCGCTGCAGACCGCCGCATACACGGCGGGCACGGGCATCTTCAGCTTCGACGGCGGCTCGCTCATCGCGGGTGGTTCGACCGCCGCAGTGTCGGGGGTGTGGACGAACACGGGCGGTCAGACCGTCGCGAACGTGCGCACGGTCGCGCTGAAGGGCACGAACCCGCTGAAGGTGGACCGCTGGGGCATGGGTTCGCAGCTGCGCAACGAGCAGATCGAGAACAACTGGCGCACGTACGAGGTCGATGTCGAGGTGGACTACAACTCGCGCTTGTTCTACGACGCCTACATGGCTGACACGCCCATGGCGCTGGTGCTGAACTTCACCAGCCGTTCGGGGGCGTCGCTCGCGTTCTACATGCCGGTGGGCTTCCAGGAGGATGGTGCGACCCCGAACGTGGGCAGTGAGGACATCATCATCCAGAAGCTGCAGTTCACGGTGCTGGATGACGGCGTGAACGGCGCCATGCAGGCCGTCTACGTGTCGACGGATTCGACTGTCTGATGACCCGTGACGCCCTCGATGTGCATGTGGATCTGAAGCAGGTCGCGTCGCAGTTGAGGGGAACGGATCGGAAGTTCGCGGCGGCGATCCGCCGGGAGATCCGCGACACTCTGTCCCGGTCGGGGTCTGATCTGGTGGCGCAGGTGCGTGAGAACGCGTCCTGGTCGTCACGGATCCCGGGGGCGACGTCGGTGAAGACCGCGTTCTCTGCGACTCGGGGCCGTGCGGAAATCGTGGTGGATCAGAAGCGGGCGCCGCACGCCCGCCCGCTCGAGATGGGTTCAAAAGGCTCCGGGGGCGCGTTCGTGCGGCACCCGGTGTTCGATTCGGACAAGCCGGCGACCCGTTGGGCGACCATGCCCACCCGTCCCTTCTTCCAGCCTGCAGTGGATCACCTGGCCCCGGTGGTGTCGCGCCGGATGGAAGACGACCTCGACAAGATCGCCCGCGCGGCGGGCTTCGACTAGGAAGGCAGACCTGTGGCCGAACAAGCGTCAGGCATCCATCACTTCTGGCTCGGCGATGAGGACCTCGGAATCCTCGACGAGCGGAAGATCACCACGACCGACGCGCTCATGATCGAGGTGGAGTCGGGGAAGCTGGGCGAGAAGCTCACGCTGAAGCGGTTCTTCCTCGGCATCCAGGAAATGGATGCGCGGGCGATGATCACGCTGGTGTGGTTCCTGCGGTTCAAGCAGGGGCGCCGGGAAGACGTCCGTCAAGTCGAGTTCGTGCTCGCGGACCTGCGAGGTGAGGACGAGCCGGACCCTACTCAGGAGAGCTCTGGGAAAAGCGATGCGCCTACCTCGGGGCTCTCGCCGAACTCTGCCATCTGACACCGGCCGACGTGGACGCGTTGCCCGTCCACGACTTCGACCTGCTGTGCGCGTACGTAGACCGGGTCGTTGAGGCCCAGAAGAGAGCGGGCTGATGTCGATCAAGAACCTGAC